GGGCGCAAGGGCGCTGCTAAAATCAACGCAGAGGCACCTACGAGCCACGTAGAGCGCGCCATTGTGGTCAGGTGGGGCAATACAGCCACCGTGAAGCGAACGCCGCTTAGAGAGCGGGAAAGAGGGATTGACGAGTGACTCAGTATCTAGCGTCTAGGCAGATGAGCGTGGGGACTGCGGCTGCCAGCGTTGTCGAGGGTCGCGTCGCTGGAACGGAGATTCACTTGCACGCACTCGCCAACAACTCAAAGGACGTGTTGATCGGCGCTTCAGACCTGACCCTTGCCAATGGCTTTGTGCTACGCAAGGGCGAACACGTGACAATCCGGCTAATGGAGCGACAGACGCTCTATGCTATCGCCGAGAACAATGGTCAAATCCTTACGGTCCTGTCAGTCGGAGGCATCTAAATGTCATACGCAAGTCTCGCCGAGTTCAAGGCTGCAATCGGGATCAGCGACAGCTCCGACGACACGGCGCTGCAGTCTGTCCTCGATGCGACCGACGCACTCATTGACCTTTACACCGATCGCAAGAACGGCTTTGGCACAGCGACACAAACGCGCTACTACACGGCAGAGGACTACAAGTACGTCCTCGTTGATGACCTTGTAAGCATTACGACGCTGACGACTGACGACGACGGCAACGGCACATACGAGACGACGTGGACGGTGGACACGGACTACAACCTCGCGCCTGGCAATGCCGCGCTTGATGGGTTTCCGTACAATGAGATTGACGTGTCGGTCAACTGGCCGCGCAACTTCCCACGCGACGTCTACCGCGGCGTCAAGGTGGTTGGCGTCTTCGGATGGCCCGCAGTGCCAAGCGCCGTGAAGCAAGCCGCAATCATTCAAGCCGGTGCAGTGTGGTCAAGCCGCACCTCGCCGTTCGGCGTGATCGGCTCGCAAGACCTCGGCGGCATCATCCGCCAGACACGCGCACTGCACCCTGAATCTCAAGTGTTGCTTGAGGCATACCGCAAGCGCGAAGGGTTGGCTCGCTGATGGCACTTGGCAATACCTTCAATATCACCATCAACCAGGGCGCAACCTTTGAGCTGACAATCACGTGGAAGGACTCGGCTGGCACGGCAATCAACCTGAGCGGCTACACCGCACGGATGCAGGTGCGCGAGACCTACTCGTCAACGACGCCAATCGTTAGCCTGACAAACGGCGCTGGCATTACGCTCGGCGGCGCTGCTGGCACGATCGCCATTGTCATCTCCGCAACCACGACCGCTGCGCTCGCTGCGCCATTCAGCGGTGTGTATGATCTTGAAATCGTCAGTGCGGGCGGCGTGGTGACGCGCTTAGTTCAAGGCACTGCAACAGTCTCTGCTGAGGTGACTCGATGAGCATTGTCTACATCAACGACACGCGCACAGAGATTGTCGTTCAGGCACCTGGACCCGCAGGCGCGCAGGGTCCGACAGGTCCTGCAGGCGCAACTGGCCCAGCGGGTAGCGCAGGTCCTGCTGGTTCTGCTGCCACCATTGCTGTCGGTTCGGTCACGCAGGGGACGGCTGTTGCCGTCACGAACAGCGGTTCCTCGTCGGCTGCCGTATTCAACTTCGTACTTGTCAAAGGTGATAAGGGTGACACTGGCAACACTGGCTCGACAGGAGCTGCAGGATCAGCCGCAACGATCGCGGTTGGTAGCGTCACATCTGGCACCGCAGCCGCCGTCACGAACACTGGGTCTAGTTCCGCCGCTGTCTTTGACTTTGTTCTTGTGCCAGGTGCAACTGGACCAGCAGGATCAACCGGCGCAACAGGCGCTGCTGGCTCTGCAGCCACGATTGCAGTTGGCACCGTCACGCAAGGCACTGCCGTTGCGGTGACCAACAGCGGATCAAGTTCCGCTGCAATCTTTGACTTCACACTTGTCAAGGGCGATAAGGGCGACACAGGAAATACAGGGGCAACAGGCAACACGGGCGCCACAGGCGCAGCGGGTTCTGCCGCCACCATCGCCGTTGGCGCAGTCACGCAGGGTACTGCCGTCGCGGTGACCAATACAGGCTCCTCCTCCGCTGCGGTCTTTGACTTCGTACTCGTCAAGGGTGACACTGGCAACACAGGAGCAACTGGCGCGACAGGCGCGACTGGTGCGGCAGGCTCAGCGGCAACCATCGCCGTAGGCAACGTCACGCAAGGCACCGCAGTTGCAGTCACCAACACAGGCTCGTCATCAGCGGCTGTCTTTGACTTCACGCTTGTCAAGGGAGACAAGGGTGATACTGGAAACACAGGCGCGACAGGATCAACTGGTGCTGCTGCGACAATCGCGGTCGGCACGGTCATCACTGGAACGGCTGGCTCAAACGCCACTGTCACCAACGTCGGCAGCTCTGGCGCGGCAATCTTTGACTTCAGCATCCCGCAGGGAGCCGCTGGCTCAACAGGCGCGACAGGCGCGACTGGTGCGACAGGACCTGCAGGAACTGGCGTGCCGGTCGGCGGGACTGCAGGGCAGGTCCTCTCCAAGATCAACGCAACTGACTACAACACGCAGTGGATTGACTTCACGGCTGGCACGGCTGGAACTGGCGGCGTGTTCGGCGTCACCACGCTTACTGACTCCGTAGCCTCGACCTCTACGACGACAGCCGCTGTTCCGAACAGCGTCAAGACTTCTTACGATCTCGCCACGACAAAGGCAAAGGTCAGCGTCGGCACGGCTGCTCCAGTCACGCCAAGCACTGGCGACGTCTGGGTAGATACTGCTGGAACGGCAACGGCAATCAACGCCGTGCCGCTTGCCGCACTGACTGGCACTGGCGCGATGATCTATGGCGCAGGAGCTGGTACGGCAGCGACACTTGCAATCGGAACAGCTGGTCAGGTGCTTGGAGTCGCTGCTGGACTTCCGTCGTGGACAACGCTTGCAGCGGCTGGCGCAGACGTGCAGGAGTTCACAAGCAGCGGCTCGTGGGTCAAGCCTGCGGGCAAGAGCGCCGTTTACGTTCTCGCCGTTGGCGGTGGCGGGGGCGGCGCGTGCGGTGGAAGGCATAGTGCAGACACCTTTGGCTCTTTAGGGGGTGCTGGTGGCTCACACGCCAATCATTGGTTCAAGGCTTCAGATTTACCTGGAACTGTGACTGTCACTATTGGTGATGGAGGAGTTGGGAAAGTTGCACCAGCCGCAAATACAAGCAGTATAGACAATCAAGCAGGTGCCAACGGCGGAAATACAAGCTTCGGGACAGCACTTGTTGCTTTTGGCGGCGTTCCTGGAGGAAACACAGACATCAACAGTCTGGTCTATCGGTTGGTTATGGCAACAGGAAAGCCTGTAATGTACGGCAGGTCAAGAGATTCACAAACTGACTCAACCCCAGATACAACTGTTCGGCTTATTACAGGGTTTCAGACTACCGATTTGCTCAACTTTAGAAGCGGTCAAGGCGGTAATCCCAATGGTGGCGTTGGGGGCGCTGGTCAAGACACAGTATTTGGGGCAGCAGGTGGCGGGGCAGGCGCTGGATGCACAACTGCAACCGCGTTTGCTGGCGGTGCTGGCGGCAGAGGATTCGGGATTCAATACAGCGCCGCAGCATCTGGCGGATCAGTAGCAACAAATGGATCAAACGCTGGAACCGCAGCGCCTGGACTCGGAAACGGCGGCGGCGGTGGAGGTTCACGCATCACGGCTGGAACAGCAGGGTCGGGAGGCAATGGCTATCTCGGCGGCGGCGGCGGCGGTGGTGGCGCGGCGAACACTCAAGGAGAAACTTTGACTGTTCGTGGCGGCAATGGCGGAAACGGCGGCGGCGGCTATGTCCTCGTCATCTCAGTCTAAGGAGAAATGATGAACGGATACCTTGTAGTCAAAGACGAGCAAGTGATCAACACGGTCGTCTGGGACGGCGTGTCCGACTGGACGCCGCCTGAAGGCACGACGGTTGAGCTTGCGCCAGCCCACGTCGGAATCGGCTGGACGCGCGTTGATGGCAACTGGGTTGCACCAGAGGCACCTCCTGCTCCGACGCCAGACCCAGTCAAGGAATCCGCCCGCGCTAAACTGGCTGCTCTTGGTCTTACTGACGAAGAGATCAGCGCAATCGTAGGAGGCTAAGTGGCAAACATCCCAAAGGTCTGGAACGGAACGGCGTTCATTGAACTGGAGGCTGCGGCCACGGTTGGACCGGCTGCGTCTACGACCGTGGTTGGAATGGTGCAGCTCTCTGACTCCACATCTACGACCAGCAGCGTGCTGGCCGCGACGCCAACCGCAGTCAAGTCAGCCTATGACTTGGCTGGCACGGCAATCCCAAAGAATACGGTCACGGCGGCTGGCGACATTCTTTACGCTTCAGGCTCTGCGACGGTTGCTCGATTGGGGATCGGTACTGCAAGCCAGGTGCTTGGTATCGCTGCAGGCGTGCCAGCGTGGACGACGCCTGCTGCTGGTGGCGGAATGACAATCATTGGCACGGCGACGCCAAGCGCAGCGTCAAGTCTCTCGTTTACCAGCATCCCTGGAACCTACAAGCACTTGAAACTTATGTGGAGAGAAGTCTTCCAAAGCGTCGATGGCGAACAATGGCAAGCACGATTGAATAACGACTCATCATCAAAATACAGCATTATATTTGTGCGTTTTGGCAACAATCCGGTTGGGGCTACATCGTCAGATATGGGCGCTGCTCAGGCAAGCGCAGCCATTATCCCAAGAACGCCGACAAGCGCAGCCACTGTTCACAGAACCTCAACTGGTGTCCTAGATATTTATAGATATACAGAAACTGGAAGAAAACAATATGAGTACTGGACTCAAGGCTATGCGGCAAACACAGACACAGTGAATAAAACTATTGTCGGTGGCGTATATGGGGATGGCGATACTGGGGCTATCACCAGCATTGAGTTTATAAGATCGGATACGCAGACAATCACTGGCAACTTTTACCTTTATGGGGTGTCCTAATGCGTTATGAAGTAAATGCCACTACAGGCGAGATCATCCAGCGCGAGGCCACGGCTGAGGAGCTGGCGCAGGAGGCTCAGGATCAGGCTGCCGTTGCCGCCGCAAACGCCGAGCGTCTTGCGGCTGAACAGGCTGCTGAAGCAGCAAAGGCCAGCGCCCGCGCCAAGCTTGCCGCCATCGGCTTGACCGAAGAAGAGATCACGGCACTGGTCGGATGAACGACCTCACCATCCTTGACGCAATGAGGGAGCGGCTCCTTTCAGTAGAGCCGCCAATCGGCTACGCCATCCGTGCCGTCCACGCCACCCCGCCAGAGTCCCTCGCCGTCGTGCCAGCCATCGTGCTGCTGCCAGCGGACGACTCGATCAGCGTGGGGTCAGGCAATCGCACGGTCGTGCTAAGCGTCAACGTCGTGGCGTACCTTCTCCCGATCCCACGAATGGAGCAGAAGTACCGCGACCTTTATACTTTCCGAAGTTGGCTCCGCGACGCCTTCAACGGCGCGGTGACAATCTCAGGTGAAGCGGTCCAGGTTGCCGTGACAAGCACGACAATGGGAACCGATACATACGCCGATCAGGACTACCTGACGGTCTCAGCAACGGCTGAGGTGACGGTCTACGAGACCATCGCCTACACCGCGTAGAGCAAGGAGAGCAAGATGGCAACCTACGGCGCGAAGGCTCTGACGCGAATCGCAGCAGCCTCGCAGACTGGCTTCGGCACGGCCGCAAGCATCGGAACCGCAACCGGCGAAATCCTGTTCGCAGATGCCGTTGGCACGATTGACCTCGGCGTCACGGTGGACCTCGGCGAAGACACGAGCGTTGGCAAGCGCACGCCGATTCAGGCTGGGCGCGTCTCCATCACTGGCAAGAATCCAGTCATCACGCTGGCTGAGTCAGCAGCTTCACTCCGCACGCTTCCACTCTTCTTTGACGCCATCGGCGCCACGACTGCAGGGACGGCTGCGCCGTACTCGTGGACGTGGAGTCCGAACCAGAGCGACGTAGATACACCAATCTTCTACTCGATGCTCGTCACGGACGGCGTGCAGAAGTACCGCGTCACGGATGCAATCCCAACGGAGATCACGCTCTCTGCAGACGCCTCAGGGCTGCTGCAGGCTGGCGCAACCTTTGGGGCGACGAGCGTGGCGACTTCCTCGCTTGCCTTCCCAACCGCAATCCCAGTTCAGCCGATGCTTGCTGGCCGCCTGCTCAAGTTGGCAAGCGACACAAACTTCCCTGACAAGGCGGGATCAGGCGCGACGGACTACGACCACCTGCTTTCGTTCAGCCTGTCAATCACGACGGGAATGGCGATGGTGAACGCACTGGATGCCACCCTCTCGGCGGCAACCGCAGCCTTCACGCAGGCGCTTGATGCAACGCTCACGATCACGGTTGCAAGCAACAGCGACGCAATCGCCAACGGCGCGTGGGGCATCACCGAGCAGGCAGAGCAGCGCTTCCTCCGCATCTACGGCACCACGACCGATAACTACGGCGTGTGGATTCTTGGCTCGTGGGTGATCGAGTCAGTCGTTCCGCTCTCGGCTGAGCAGGACGGGCTGATCGTGAACGAGGTGACACTGCGACTCGCGTATGACGCAACTTCGGGCAAGTCGCTTGAAGTCATTGTGGACTCACCGTTGGACGTAGCGCCCTAATCGGGCAGAGGAGGAGTAAATGGCAAATAAGGTTGTCACGCTAGACGGCGAGTTCGCCGGCTGGCAGTGCGAGCTGCGACCGCAGGTTTCGGCACGCATCTTGTTGGAGTTGGAGAGCGGTGTTCCGTCGCGTGCGCTTGCAGCGTTCGCACAGATCGTCGTCTCCCACAACTTCAAGGGAATCAACGGCGAGGCGATCACTGACGTGATGGACGCGCCGATTGAGGCTCTCACCGCAACGATTGAGAAGTGGGCTTCGGGGAATACCCTGGACCCCAAGTAAGGCTCGCTGCTAGGCGGCTGGCGATTGGGCAACCAGTCGTGCCGCCGCCAGAGATAATCTTTCACCTTCTGGGTGCTAAGTTCGGGATGTGGCCAGACGAGGTGGCGAGCCTGCCAGTTGAACAGGTAATTCAGGCGTGGCAACTCCACGCTGAGATGCAACCAAAGGAGCGGAAGTAGTGCCTTCAACACCAGCCAAATCCGTCGCAGAGTTTGAGTTGAGGTTTGAGGAGTCCTACAACCAGTTCCAACTTGGATTCTTGCAGGGGTCAAACCCAAAGGCGTTCAGCCGGCTCCTGACCCTTGCCGCCATCAACGCCTCGCGCACGATGGTCAAGCCGATGAAGGCAGAGGCGCCAGTCCGAACAGGGCGCCTGCGGAACTCGATCAACGCCAAGCGCGGTCAGTATTCCCGACCGTCCGCCACCGTGGGTCCGCGCCCAGGCAAGAGCCGAGGCGACCTCAACGGCGGCTGGTACCGCTGGTTCGTCACCACAGGCATCAAGCCGGTGCGCGAAACCAAGAACGGGCCGAAGGCAGTCAAGGGCGTGAAGGGGCGTCCGTTCGTGACGCAGGTTGCCAACCGCAGCGACGTGCGAAAGACGGCGCTGAACTCTTACTGGGATACAATCGCAAAGTTCTTTGACGACAAGCTCTTCCGTGATCGCATCACGAAGTTCAAGCGGAGAGGGTAATAAATGGTCACCTCAACAGGTCAGGCAGTATTCGCAGTCGTCGCAAAGGACGCCGCCACGAAGACGCTGGGGAACGTCGGCAAGGGCTTTGGCAATCTAAAGCGCACTGGGGTAAGCGCGCTCAAGGGGATTGCCGCCGCTTCGGTCGTCGCCGCCACCGCCTTGATTGGGTTTGGCATCGGCGCAATCAAGGCAGCCGCTGACGAAGAACTCCAAATCATTCGCCTCAATGCCGCGCTCAGGGCGCGCGGGTTTGCTCTTGACGAGATCGGCCCAAAGGTTGAGGCAGAGATTCTTGCGCTTCGCCGTTTCGGGATCGCGGATAGCGAGGTCAGGGAAGGGCTTGAAACAGGATCGCGCTTCTTCAAGAACCAAGAGAAGTTGTTTGAGGCAAGTTCCATTGCGGCGAACATTGCCGCTGCTACTGGAGATGACTACTCCACCATCTTGCTCAACATTGGCAAGGCGGCTAAGGGCGGCTCCGCTAAGGGACTGGCTAAGTACCTTGGCGTACTGGAGAAAGGCGTCACGCTTACCGACATCGGCAGAAAGGCGAACGAGAAGTTCGGCGGAGTCGCTGAGGAGATTGCCAACAGTACGGCTATCAAGTTTGCGGCTGCACAAGAGGCTTTAAACGACGAGTTTGAGGCGCTCGGAACTCAGTTCCTGCCTCGTGTGACAGAAGGACTAAAGTTCTTTACCGACAACATCTTGCCTGAACTTTCGGAACTGTTCAGCGAGGTTGGACCAATAATCGGCGATGTCGTTGACAAATACATTGTGCCGTTGTTCGAGTCCGTTGACGACCTTTCCAAGACGCTTGGATTCAAGGGCGGCTTTGGCGAAGTCTTGCTTACGGTGATTGACCTTGCCTTGATCCCATTCAAGATTATTCTTGGAACAATCAAAGGGCTGCTTGACGGAATCAACGAAGCCTTCCGCATCTTCAACAGCCTCGCAAGCAGCAAGACGGGCGCGCTGCTTTCTGGCAACGCGCGCAGCCAGTATCTGAGCGGCGGCAACCTCGGCACGGCTTCGCCGATGGGCGGCACCTCCTCGTACCTGCAGACAAACATTGACTTCAGCATCGGCACGCAGAAGCAAGACAAGCTGGTATCGGACTCCCTGATTCGGCAAGGCACCGGTCGGCGCGGAGGCTACTAAGCCGTGGCCAACCCATTCAGCCTTATCGTCGCAGGCGTAGACGGCGGCGCAAACCTTCTTGACCTACCAGCGCCGTCCGCAACGACCACGCCATACGTTGACCTTGCGACCTTTGCCCTGACG